AGCGTCTAAGGTTGTGGCATTACCTGCAAATAAGTAGTTTAGGCCGTTGTAGGCGTTTACGATCATTCCTCGCGCGATGCCGTTTGAGTCACGGAACATCTGCCGGTAGCCCCCCATCTTTCTTGGGGCCCCACGCTGGAACCTGGTCCACACGCCATCGGTAAACTCTCTGGACTCAAAGACGGTACCGTCACGTTTAATACCAGGCTGCACGCCCAGCGTGTAGATCATTCCTAAGTTTTGATCCATCTGCTGCGCCATTAAAATGTTCCGCCCGTTATCAGATCAGCGTTAAACTCTGCGGAAGCAGATACCTGGGGGCTGCTTAGATTGGACCCATCAAATTCAAAAATATCTTGGCCATTGGCGGCGACCCGCATGACGTTAGCGGCTGCCAAGTAAAGGCCCGTGCTTGTGTTACTGGCAAAAGAAAAGGTCGGGTTTGATACGGTCCCGTTGTTTGCTAAAAACGTTCCGGTGGAGGTGCTAAGAGCAAGCGTTGTAAGGGTTACGCCGTCGCTTAACAAAAACGCGGTAACCCCGTCACCAAACGACACAGCAGGCGACGGGCTTCCCGTAATCTCAAACTCAACGCTGTAGCCAGGTTGTCCCGTGACGTTGCTAATAATGTATACCTGGGTTATGGCCGGCAGAGTCACCGTCAGGTTTTGTGTGCGGGTTCCGGTGAAGGCCGCGTATTCTTGAATTGTTGGAGCAAACGTAACCAGGCTAAGGCTGTTTCCTACGATCGCATCTACGTCGTAGGTTGCCGAGGTGTACGTAAGAAGGGCCTGTCTAGACAATCCGACCGTAAAAAAGTTGTCGGTAGAGCTGTCGTAAACGATGATGGCCGAATCTGTTGGGTAGAACGTAGAGGTGCTGTTGCCGTCAATTGTTGATCCGGCAAAGGGTAAAATTGTTAGGGCTCCCGTGCCGTTGTTGCGGACCATGATAAACCAGCCAGGCTCAATCGTTGCCGGGTCCGGCAGGTTAAACGACCCCGCGCCGCTGGTCCAAACGTATGCCAGCGCCCTGCTGTCCTCGTCCAGAGTTGGCGCCACAGACACCTCCACGACGTCCGTCGAGGTCTCTAGCTTTCCGGCCATGGTCGTTAATCCGCTGCCAACAAGGGATGCGGCGTCTGCGATTGACGTTCCGGCACCGTACGTGAAGTTTCTAAAAACTCCCGCCACGGTGCTGTTGTCGACCAGGTAAAAGTATCTTGCCGTTCCTGGCAGGATGGTGACGTCGTTGGCTCCGGTGTAATCCGAAACAACGAAACTTTCTATGCCTCGGTTGCGAAAAAGAATATCCGTCCCGACTGAGGCCTGGTTTGCCGGCGGTAGCCTGATTGATGTCCCGGCCGTGTTCGCAATACAGTCAATGATTCGGGCAGCGACAACAGTGGTCCCGCCAGGAAGCGTGCTCTCCGGCCAAGAAAGTTGTTGGCTTGTTGAGAACGTCAGCGACAGGTAGCTTACGTCGGTCGGTTGTACGACGTCGCCGGTGAACGGGGATACGAACGTCGTCATTAGGGCTCCATGACGTTGGTGTTGCGGTCAATGTTTCTGCTGGCGTTTTCTGCCTTGAGTGCTTGCATGGCGTTATCGTACATTCCGCGCCAGAGCTGCAGCTTGTCCGGAGATTTCAAATACCCCTGGGCCTGCAGGAGAGTGCCAAACAGCATTGCCTGCGGCGCTACTTGCGTGATAAGGTTTTGCTGATTCGTTGAGTCAAGCGGCTGAACAAGGCTGTAGTAGATGATTTCAACCGTGTAGTTGCTGTTCGGAATCGGGCCAAGAGCCCAGTGATTGTAGTCGTAATCTGCATAGTATTGTGGTACTCCTTGTGAAAATTCTGTTTGTACTTGGGCCACATAGTCTTGAGATCGGTGCAAAACGGGCTCGCCGTTTATTTTCATGGAGACAGTTTTTCTCCACCGGCTGGGTTTAATAAGCGTGCCGGCCGCAGGAACCAGCGCGGTCGTTACCACGTTTAGCTCCCACAGAGTTTTTATTTGGGCCGCAATCTCTTGCTCGGCCATGGCGATCAGGCGCGGGATTTGCTGCACGAAGGAAGTGTCGTCCCTCTCCGAGTAGCGTATCACGTCCTCCACCAGCGAGTCGTATGTCATTACGTATGCGGGCATGTTTATCTCGTGTAGTATGAAATCGCCGGGGCGTAGTAGATCGGCGACTTGTCTCGCTCTTCATTCTCTGCCTGAGCGAGCCAGATGTTAGACTGCTGCTCAAGGTATTGAATGCGGTTTAATTCGACGCCTGGGATCTGGAGCGCGAGCTGGTGAGACAGCATCTTCTGCACCGCCGCGACCCACCGGTTGGGGATGTAGAGCTCGTTTGAGAGCGACCCCACATCGGGAAGTTGCTTCTCAATAATGAGCTGGAACAGCTGGAAGTCGTTGTCCGGGATTGGCCACAGATACATCTGCGGCGTGATCTGTCGATCAAACCAGTACTGAAGCGAGCGCTGTGACTCAAACTGTTTGTTTGGGAGGTTCCAGTAGTCGTCTCGGTTTAGTCTTGACAGCGGGATGTCCTGCTGCGTGTATGAAAAGGAGAGCTGGCGCAGCGAGAAAGTTGAGGCCACCGTCTCGCGTAGACGGAAGAAGTTATACTCCGGCGTGGGGTCAAACGAAAAGTAGTACCACTCACGGTCGGCTAAGGTAATTGCTGGCAGGGTTTTGCGGACCGTCCAGGTGATGCCGTCCGCACTGGTCTCAAAGACAAAGTTGTAGGTTGACGCGCCGTAGGAGTTAAACCCGACCTGATAAATCCGCTCGCCGCTGGTAAAGCTCGCCCCAAACCAGTTGTTTAAAACCGTCGAGGTGGCAAACGTTGACAGGTTGCTGTCGAACAGGTTCCCAGAGTTTGGGTTGCTGACCGGCAACGCGTCGCTGATTGCTGGAGTCACAATGTAACGCCAGTTGGCCTCGCGTACGTCGACAGTACCCTCGGGCAGCGTGATGATCGTCTGGTCCTTGACGGTACCTATGAGCTTGTTCTCCAGCATCCACAGGTTGACGCCGCGGTTGGACAGGTTTTGCAGGATGTAGAACAGTGCCTGCTTGCCGGCGACAACGTACTGAGCTGTCTGCTCCTCCGAGGTCTTGCCTGCCTCGCGGAAGGCGTACTCGATCAGTTGCCCTACGTTGATCTTGGTCTGGTTGGTGGTGCCTGAGTAGGCCACAGTTTATCTCCCGCGGCCGGATGTCCGCTTCGGTGCGCTTGACTTTGCGCGCTCTGGTAGGTTCTTCTTTGCCGGGCCCGCGGAGACAAACTCCTTGCCTACCTTTTTGGGTATGCCAATGTTTGACTTGCCCGCGGCCGCGGCGTACATGGCCCGTTGCTGGGCCTTGGACTCGATCGGCATCAGCAGGTGCTCCCGCCGCTTGCGTACTGGCCGACGGCCTGCAGTCCCCGCATCAGGTCGGCTGAGGCACCCATCGGTGCCGCGGCGCCCATCGGTCCTGCAGAGGCTGCGGCGCCCATGCCACCGCCCATGCCCGCGCCTTGTAGCGCCTGCTGGCCGATCGGGCCCATGGCAGCGCCCGACGGAACGTTGCGGCGCATGCGTTGCTTTCTCATCATCTCTTCAGCCAGTAATCGTTCTGCGTCGGCCGTGGTCCCCATGCCGCCTTGTTGCATGAGTGCCTGCTCGTAGTCCGAGGCCCCTCCCATGCCGGGCGTGCCGCCAGCGGCCATCATCTCGATAGGCTGGTCCTCAGGCATGCTTAGGGCCGCGCTGGGGGCGTTTGCTGCCTCGGGTAGGGCTCCTACCATGGAGGCCGTCATCGTGCTCTTGGCGGGCTTGTTATCGGTCTTGGGAGACTCTTTTTTCTTGCCGGTGGCAGCGCTCGGTGCGTCGGCCTTGCCGGGCTTGGTCTTTTTGGTCTGGGCGATGGCCTTCTTGTCGTCCTTGCCCTTTTTCATGGCGATGGCGCCGCCGGCCTTGTACTTGCGTACGTTGCCGCCTTCTTTCTTGGACCGGCCGCCATTCTTGAGCTTGATCTCGGTCTTTTCCTCGCCCTTGTGCTTGGCCGTCTCGTGCTGGCGGATGCCCTTCTTGACCATGGCCTTGTCCTCGGCCGCCTCTTTGGGGTCATCTTTGTGCGTGCGTGATTTGTAAACCGATCCGCCCTCTTTATAGCAGGCGATGTCTGATTTCATTTTGGGGTTTGACTTAAAGCCTTCCACGTTGCTCTCCTAAAAAGTGGTGGATCTATCTCTACTTATGCAACAAGACCGGGTAAATAGACCGTCTTGCCGTCTTTTTTTACTGCCGTAAGCGCCTGTTTTTTAAGGTTTGCTGGGTCGTATGACACATGCACCCACCCGGAGTCGGCAACGCCGGGCGTGTAAAACTCCAGGATGACCTGGGTAAATTCTAGGTTCTCGACGATCCACCGGGCCAGGTTGACGTTTGGGACGCCTGGTATCTCGATGTCCGCGGCCTGTCCCTTGCAGTGGTCCGAGGTGGGAGAACCACCGACCTTCTGGTTCACGGCCGGGGCCCTGTACCCCGAGTTGACCTTGACGCCGCGCTGGAATGCGTCCCGGACGGGCTGCAGTATCTTCTCTGCCAGGGTTTGCAGGCTCTGAATTTCTTTCTCGCCGGGGGTGTTGTCCATGTTGTGCCGGAGTGCGGTCTCGGACTTAACCATCTCGGAGAGGGTAAAGTTTGGGGTTAGGTTCATTTCTGTTTTGCCTTCATGTCCATGATCTTCTCAAGGGTTCGGCCACCAAAGTAGAACGACATGATCAGCATGCCCCACTGGCCCAGCAGTTCGACGTAGTTGTTGTTTACCTCCAGGTCCCACGCAGACATCAAACCAAACGAGGTGTACGTGATCAGTATGAACACCAGAGTCATGGGCCGGATGTTCTTGGAGAGCCAGGAGTCAGACTTCATGTCCGCCTCGTGGCGTTTGGTGACCTCCTGTGCCTCTACGTTATCGGCCTGAAGCTCGGCCAGCCGACCCTCTTGCTGAAGCTTTAGAAGCTCGGCCTGTGCTCGTGCCTTGGCCTCTGGGTCAGGTATTACCTTGTCGAGGATCTTTGTCCCCACATCAAGTAGCGTTGCGATCGGTATCATATTATTTTGCCTTTCCCTTACCACACCTTTGCCAGCTTCAGAACGACGTACACCAGCAGCGCGGACAGTCCTATCATCAGCCACTCGTTTCTGGTGGCCTGTCGATCGCTGTCGTACTCTTTCTGAAGCTCCTTGCGCTCTCGTCGCAGCCTGGACTCGAGCTCCTCGACCTCTTGTATCGCTCGCCTTCCAAACTCGCGCTCGATTTGCTTGAAGGCCTCTTCTTTATTTTTTCTTAGGTTGTAGAGTACCCGGTACTCGTTGATGGCGTCGACGTACATCATGTCGCCGCGGCGCTGTACTTCCTGCTGCTTCCTGCGCCAGGCTACGCGTGCTCGAGCCTCCTCGTCCAAAAAGGCGTTGACCTCCTTGGCCGTCTCCTTGATGTCTCGTCCGGCCTTGATCGCCTCCTTGATTCCGCCAAGTGCGGTCTGGACGACCTTGCTCGGGTCGGTCGGATCGGGTAGCTGGGACACTCACTAGATTCCAAGTAATTTTTTTAATAAACTCGGCCGCGACACCAGGACCAAACAGGACGGCCACAATTGTCGCGTACAGTAGGTACTCAATCTTTGTCATTCGCTTGTCGCCGTCGTCAAGCTGCTTAGATATGTGTCCGTACCGCTCAGCGCAAACGGCCTCGTGTACGGCTAGTTTTGTTTCCACAGACTCCTCCATGGTCGTTACCTTTTAGTTAAACATCAAAAACATGTTGCCGGCTGCTCCGCCGGGTACGTAGGTAATAATTATCGCTCCTTGCACGCCAGAGCTACCCGGCGTGGCGGTCCCTGCAAGAGGGACACTGGCACCGGAACCGCCGCCGCCATAACGTCCAGGAAAATTGTTGACGTCCCCATTACCTGATCCGCCGGCACCACCCCCGCTACCGGCACCAAAAATTTCAATTCCGTACCCCGCTATTTTTGTACCAATGCCGTTACTGCCGCCGGCACCACCCCCGAG